ACAACATCGCCATTTTCAGCATTTGAAGGTTTATAATTAGGAGATAATATGGTAGCAGTGGCAAACGCAGCAGGAATTTGGCATTCATTTGGTTATAATTTTGATGATCCAAACGGACACATCCAAGAGTTGTCGGAACAAACACAAACACATCTAACTGATATGCCACCATTCATAACAGATTGGCAAGCTCAGGATATTGCAAACAATGACTTTGATGGTTATTACCAAAATCCTATGCAATCTATCAGTATGTTGATTTATCAAACCGCAAATTCGATTGTGATTTCTACGACCGGTGTAACGAATCTAGCGAACGTGAATTCTTCAGCAACCACTTTGATGGGTAATACTCAAAACTTTTTGGCACACACGGCAAGATTGTCTGGTGTCATTGAATTTAATGGTTCCGATAGTCAAAACGTGTATATGCAACAGGCTCTATCAGCCGGCAGAACTGCTATGTATATTACCAGTCAGACCGATGGTGTCACCAATAATGCACCAATTTTAGGCAGTTTTTCTAGTCTTATGATTGAACCTCAGTTGATTGCAAATAACGATATACTGGTTACCTATGCACAAGAGGTTGCCAATAGCATTTACCTAGGTTCATCGAATTTGACGAGCCAACAGATAACAACCATAGACACTCACATAAAAAATCTCAACAATTTCATGGATTATAGAAGAAACTCAGATTTGAACTATTATTCAAACGTGAAAAGGTTTATAGACGGATACAATAAGACCAAAAGATTGAATAATATGGGAGAAACTGAAAAGTATCTGGTCAATAATTTGATTGGAACACCAAAAGCGAAAGCCAGACTGAATATGAGTTAATTACCGAAATTTCGAATTTTTGCGTTCCGGCCCAAGAATTTTTTTCGACAGCTCCAAAAGTCCAAAAAGCGAATCCACTCCTAGCGTATAAATAAAAGATGGCAACCAACATACAAAAACTATACTCAGACATAGACTTCACACTCGCAAAGAGACCTGTGTTGGGTGATATCGCTTTGAGCTATGATAACCAAGCTGTTATTCGTTCAATTCGAAACATATTATTGACCAAAAAATACGAAAAACACTGGAACCCTAATTTCGGTTCAAATATTGATACACTTTTGTTTGAAAATGTATCATTTACAGCTGCAAATGCACTTGAAAAAGAGATTGCAACTACAATAAAAAATTTCGAACCTAGAGTCGACCTTAAAAATGTTGTGGTGAAACCGTATACAGACAGAAATGCCTATGATGTTACTTTGACGTTTTTTATAGCAAATGCAACACAACCAACTACTGTAACAGTTTTTTTAGAGAGAAACAGATAAAATGGCAGGTGCAAACTCAAATTTCAACATAACAGAACTAGATTTTAATTCTATAAAGTCTAGTATAAAAGATTATATGAAGGACAATGGTGTTCTTCAAGATTATAACTATGAAGGTTCTGCCTTGTCCACATTGTTGGATGTTTTGACTTATAACACACAGTATAATGCATATTATCTAAACATGATTGCCAACGAGATGTTTTTAGATACTGCACTACAAAGAAACTCTGTTGTTTCACAAGCAAAACTATTAAACTATGTTCCAAAGTCAGCAATCGCACCTTCAGCCACAATCAACATTACAGTAAACAACGTAACATCTGACCAATCATTAACACTACCAAAATATACAAATTTCTTGTCAGAATCTATTGACGGTGTAAACTACAACTTTGTTAATGCTGATACACATACAGTAAATGTTTTAAACAACGTTGCTCAATTTAATGATGTTGTCTTAAAACAAGGCAACGCACAAAACTATTCTTTTACAGTTGATAAAGGAACGAACCCAAAATCGTTGTTTAAAATACCAAATACAGATATTGACACAACAACACTTTTGGTTGCTGTGCAAGAATCTTCTTCTAATACAGCGATAACAAATTTCACACGTGCGGATGACTTCTTGACATTAGATGGCAATTCCAACGTGTTCTTCTTGCAAGAAGGTCTAAATGGTTACTACGAAATATATTTCGGTAACGGAGTCTTAGGCAAAGATTTAAAAAATGGAAACATCGTAAGATTATCATTTATTTCCACTAGAGGTCTGAACGGTTCAGGTGCAAACAACTTTACTGCCATGTCAACCATTGGTGGTTATGGAGACATTGTTATCTCTCCAGTGTATGCCGCTTCACAAGGTGCCAACAGAGAAACCATCGATTCAATTCGTTTCCAAGCACCAAAATCATATGCATCACAGAAAAGAGCTGTCACACAAGATGACTACATTACCGCAATACAACAGAACAATTTAGGATATTCTTTTGATGCAGTCAATGTTTGGGGTGGTCAACAAAATGATCCTCCAGTGTATGGTCGTGTGTTCGTTTGTGTAAAACCATCTGGTTCCTACACACTAACTGAGAATCAAAAATCAAAATTGGTCAAAGATGTTTTAAAACCAATATCTATTATGACGGTTGAACCAACGTTGGTTGATCCTGACTATACTTACATCCAGATTACAGCAAACGTTCTATATGATCCTAAGAAAACTGTTTTGACCGCTGCACAAATTAAAGCTTCTGTCAAAAATGCTATCAATTCATATGCAAGAAATACTCTAAACACTTTCAATTCAACTTTCAAAGCATCTGAATTCAATAACTTAATCAACTCTGTTGATACATCAATTATCACCAACGAAATTTCAATCAACTTACAAAAGAAATTTTTCCCGAATCTAACCACACCTACGACATATAAGTTACACTATGGTGCTGAGTTGGATAAGGGTATGTTCTTGACTGGTATTTTGAGTTCACCAACAGTTGTTTATAGAAACCCACTAAACTTGGCACAAACAATCCAAGGTTTGATTATCGAAGAAGTTCCTTCATCAACAGGTGGTGTTGAGTCTATCACACTTACAAACCCTGGTTTCGGTTATCAGTCACCACCAACAGTCACCATTTTAGGTGATGGTTCTGGTGCAACAGCTCAAGCTGTAGTTATTAATGGTGTAGTCAGAGAAATTAAAGTTCTGAACAAAGGAACAGGTTACACCTCAGCAATCGTAAAGATTACTAATGCTGCGAACGATACAACAGGGACATTAGCTGCAGCAACTGCCACACTTGAAGGTAAATATGGAACATTGAGAACATATTACAATAGTGATTTGAATGTTAAAACCGTATTCAACGGCAACATTGGAACAGTAGATTATAAGGGTGGTATTATTACATTGAATGCTTTTGCACCAATTCAAGTTGACAATCCATTAGGTCAATTAACTGTGACGGCAAAACCAGTTTCCACAATCATTTCATCAACTTACAATAGAATTATTACAGTAGATGAATTTGATCCACAATCAATCATTGTTAACGTAACAGCTAAATCAACATGATAGATACAGGACAACTAACATCTATACTGGTCAAAGACCAGTTACCGGAACACATCCGTGATAATTCGAATTACGAAAACTTCCATACATTTCTGAAGGCATATTATGAGTGGATGGAACAGACAGGTAAGGTTTCAGATAGAACAAAAAATCTTTTATCTTACAAAGATGTAGACCAAACAACTGAAGAATTCTTAGACTACTTCACAAATGATTTTCTTCCGTTCTTTCCTAAGGAAACACTTCTTAGTAAAGAAGAAACAATCAAGGTTGCCAGACAACTATACCAAACAAAAGGAACACCAGCATCATATGAGTTCCTGTTTCGTGTTCTATTTAATTCTGAATTTGAAGTTTTCAATACTAAAGAAGCAGTATTTAAAGCCTCTGCTGGAACATGGTATGTTTCTAAGAGTTTAAAACTTGCATCAAGTAATAGAAATTTTTTAGATACCAAAAATCTTAGAGTATTTGGTATAGAATCCAAATCGATTGCAACTATCGAAGCTGCTGTATTGGTTGGTGACAAGACTGAAATTTTTATTTCTGATATTGAACGTCTGTTTGAATCTGGTGAGTTTGTTAAAATTGTGGACTCAAATAATCAAGATGTATTATTTGATGGTGAAATACTTACAGCAAAAATTGTAGGTCAAGTTAGTCAAATCAAAATCAATTCACAAAAACGTGGTGCATTATATCAACCAGGTGATCCTGTTGTTGTGTATGATGGCATGGATGATCCTGTTAATGGTGTTGGTGCATCAGCAATCGTTTCAGAAACAACCAAAGGTTCTCTACAAAGAATTAACGTAGTCAATGGTGGTTTTGGTTACTCATTGAAACCAAATACAATCGTAACAGTTCTCAATGGTGGTGGTGCCAAAGCAAACGTATATGCACTATCAGATTACTTACCACCATCTTACACGATTGTTAACGCAGGAACAGGTTACAGAATCAACGATAGAGTTAACCATTCTAATTCTGCGTTTGCATACGTCACAAGTGTAGAT